AAACAGAACCAGGTTTTAATGGAATCTTAATAAATGGTGTAGAAATTTTAAATTATAAATCAACTGATCTTGTAAAATATGGAAAAATTGAAGAGGTTGAAGTAGTTTCTCCTGGAACTGATTATGATATTATTAATCCCCCAGTAATTGATATCAATGACCGTGTTGGTACTGGTGCAACTGGATATGTTGCAGTTTCTGGATCCCTTGATGAAATAAGAATTATTAATCCTGGATTTGATTTTAAAGAAATTCCTGATGTAAACATAACTGGTGGCAATGGAACTGGTGCTCTAGTTTCAGTTAATATGAAACTCATTGAGCATTCATTGGATTTCTTCTCGGATGCTGGATCTGCAAGAATTTCAATAGGAGCATCTAATTCTACAATTGGATTTACAACATATCATAGATTTAGAAATGCTGAAAGAGTAATATACTTAACAGATGGACAATCTGCAGTTGGTGGAATCGCCACAGGTGCTTCTTATTATGTTTCTGTTGTCAATCAATCAACAGTAAAACTACATCAAACACAATCTGATGCTATATCTGGTATAAACACAGTAACACTAACATCATTTGGTGTTGGAAAACATCACTTAAAATCCTTTAACAATAAATCAATACTTGAATCAATTAATGTAATTGATGGTGGTTCTGGATATGCAAACAAGCAAAGATCTGTAAGTTCATCTTCGGGAATAAGCACATCTCTTGGACAAATAACCATAAGAAATCACGGTTACAACTCTGGAGAAATTTTAAGATATGTTGGAGTATTAACCAGTACAGATTCTCCTATTGGTGGAATATCAACAAATACTGATTACTACGTAACAAAGGTTGATAGTGATACATTTAAGCTATCTTCTGTTGGTTTAGCAACCGATAATATTGACTTTAACTATCGCACAAAACAATATGTAAAACTAACTTCGGTTGGTAGCGGAATTCATTTATTCAATTATCCACCAATATCTGTAACAATTTCTGGAGGAGAACAGGTTCCAGCAGTCATCCAACCTATTTTTAGAGGAAGTATTGATTCTATACATCTAACAAATAATGGAGTTGGTTATGGTTCTTCAGAGATTATTAACCTCGATAGACAACCAGTAATAACTCTAAAGAGTGGAAAAAATGCTCAGTTATATCCAATAGTTAATAATGGAAAAATAACAGAAGTATTAGTATCAAATTCTGGAGTACAATATAATTCTCCACCAGACTTAATTATTGAAGGTGATGGAATTGGAGCTGTAGTAACCCCTGTGATGAATGGTTCTACACTAGAGTCCGTCAAAGTTATCGAAAGTGGTGCTGGATATACTCAGTCTAGAACTACTATTAGAGTATCTTTTTCAGGTAACGGAGCATCGTTTAAAGCAAAAATTCAAACTTGGAGAGTAAATCTATTCCAAAAGTACTTTAACACTTTTACAAATGATGATGGAATTATACATGAAGGTATTAGTGGAAATTACGGATTACAATATTCGCATTTGTATGTCCCAAGAAAACTGAGAGAAACCGTTTATTCAGTAGATCAGGATGGACAAATTCTCTATGGACAAAAAGATTTACCATTCATCAATAATAAAGAGTCTTCCCCAATAAACCATTCTCCAATAATTGGTTGGGCATATGATGGTCACCCAATATACGGACCATATGGATATGTAACAAAATCGGGCGGTATCGTATCTCAAATGAAGTCCGGTTACGTTGAAGAATCTTCTAAAAAAGAAAATAGACCACCAATTGGAGATGGAGAGGGGCAATTCCCTGCAGGTTTCTTCGTTGAGGATTTTACATATAAAAAGTCGATAGATGAAACTGTTCTAGACGAAAATAATGGAAGATTCTGTGTAACTCCAGAATTTCCAAAAGGCACTTATGCATATTTTGCAACTGTTAATTCCTTATCTGTAGATGCTTCCCCACCTTTCCTAAACTATAAGAGACCAACTTTTCCATATTTAATCGGTAATAGTTTTAGAGGAGTTCCTAATAAGTTCAATTACAGATATGATTCCAACCAAGACAATTATGATCTAAACTCAAATAAGTGGTTTAGAAATACCGATCCATATAATTTACTCGGTATAAACTATGATTATGATTATATTTCTCTACCAAATAAGTTAACCCAAACTGTAGACGTAACTGCAGTATCTCCGGGATTTGTAGATACTGTGGGAATAGTTACTGGTGGAAATAATTATAAGATTAATGACAATGTAGTTTTTAATAATACTGGAACTGAAGGTGATGGTGCTATTGCAAGAGTAAGTAGAATACTCGGAAAACCCGTTACTAGTGTTAGTGTAGCAACTACAACTATTTTTAATGTAAGTATAGTTCCTTCAGACAATAAGGGAAATTATACAGTCATTTGCGATAATCCACATAACTTTGAAAAGTTTGATACTGTAAATGTTCTTGGATTGTCAACAACTTCTTCCAAGATAGAAGGCACATATAGAATTGGTATCGGTTCTACAGCACTATTCTCTGTCATAGGACTTGGTACAACATCTCCTGGCATTGCAACAGTTGGTGCAACTGGAGTGGTTACTTATTTTAGCGTATCTGGAAGATTTGATAATGTTAGAGAGAATGATATACTTGGAATTGGAACAGAAAAAATAAAGGTACTTAATGTTGAACCTAGATTCTCTAGAATAAGGGTTTTAAGGGCAGTTGATGGTACTGTTGGATCTTCACATTCAGTAACAACAGTAATTTATGATGACCCAAGAAGGTTTACAATTAATGCAGGGTTCAGTACAACATACAACTATAAAGAAAATAGACAAATATATTTTAATCCAATAGAATCTGTTGGATTGGGAACTCTTGCTGGAGTTGGTATTGGAACTACAATCTCTCTGGCAAATCCAGGAACAGGTATAACTCAGATTTTCATTCCAACAAAATCAATTTATATCAAAAACCATAATCTCAATACAGGAGATCAAGTAACTTATTCTGCAAACAATGGTAGTGGTCTCATTGTATTGGAATCTGGTGGAGTTGGTATTGGAACAACTCTAGCAGATCAGCAAACTTTATTTGTTGCAAAACTCAGTGAAGATTTGATTGGTCTGGCAACAGTTAGAGTTGGATTAGGAACGACTGGAACATTTGTTGGAATTGCAAGCACACTAAGATCATCCACAACACTGTTCTTTACTGGTGTTGGTACTGGGGTATATCATAGCCTTAAGACAAATTATTCAGTTATAACTGGAGAGGTTAATAGAAACATTGTTACAGTTTCTACCGCTCAAACACACGGATTAACAACCGGTCATGATGTTTTTGTGGATATAAATCCTTCGATAGCATCTACATTTACTGTCAAATATAATGACTTTAATAGAAGAGTGATAATAAATCCACAATCATTCGATGCGACTGGAATTAATACATTAACAAATTCAATAACAATTAACAATCACGGATTTAAAACAGGACAAAAAGTTCTACACACATCATCTGCACCAGCTGGTGGTCTAGTAAATCAGAACGAATATTTTGTTGTAAAGGTTGATAACAACAATTTTAAACTGTCCACAAGTTATTATAATTCAACTCAACTAAAACCATCAATCGTTGGCATTTCTAGCACATCTTTTGGTGTTATCTCTCCAGTCAATCCACCAATAGAAGTTTATAGAGATTCTACTGTAACTTTTGACTTAACAGATTCTTCACTATCATATCCAAATCAAGGAACAATTTATCCAGCTTTTGAACTGAATTTTTATCTAGATGAAAACTTTACTAGAAGATATGATAAGAATTTTGATAGTTCCACATTTGAAGTTCAAAAAACTGGCACTGTTGGTGTAGATACTTTTGCGAAAGTAACGTTATCCGTTAATAGCGATACTCCTTCAGTTTTATATTATAGATTAGAACCACTGTCAGATGCACCATCAGTCAAACAGCAAGTATGCATTGATGATGAAGTATTGTTCAACAATAGAATTATACCTAAGGTTAGTGTTTATAATGGAAAACATAACATTACCATTGCTTCCACAAATTCATTCACATACACATTAAAAGACTATCCTGAGCAGGGTTCTTATATTTCAACAACCTCTTCTGCGGTTCTTAGATATGAAACTGATTGTGTACACGCATATGGTCCTATTACTGAAATTGAAATAAAGAATGGTGGAAGAAACTATTATTCTCTTCCAGGAATTTCATCAGTTAATAGTGGAATTGGATCTGGAGCTATTCTAGAAGTTTCTAGTAAGTCTATCGGCAAAATTAAGAACCTAAAGATTAAAAATATCGGTTTTGATTTTCCATCAGATAACACTTTAAGACCAAGCACGGCTCTTCCACAGATTGTAAAAATTGATCCTCTTTCTTCATTTGAATCGGTTGGTGTAACTTCATTTGGAAAGGGATATACTTCACCACCAAAACTATTAGTATTTGATGGAAAAACTAAAGAACTAATGTCCGATGTTGATTTGAAGTATACTCTTGGTAATAATCAACTAACAATATTAAAGAATACATACGGAATCAACAAAGTAAAACCAACAATTCTACCTATCCAAAATTCCAATGGGGTGGGGATTGGTAGCATCCGTTATAATTCTGCGACAAAGGATGTTGCGGTAACTCTTGCCGTTGGATTTAGCACCGCAGATTCATTCCCATTTGCTGTTGGTGATAGGGTATTAATTGAAAATGTTAGTGTTGGCGTCGGATCAACCGGTAAAGGTTTCAACTCAGAAAATTATAATTACAATTTATTCGTTCTTACTTCTGTAGATGAAAATAGAGGAGGAATAGGATCGGTAACATACAGCTTATCTGGATTCGTTAATGATGGTGAAATAGTTGGATTATTCAACGATGCAAAATCATCTGGACGTATTATTCCGGAAAAACATTTCCCAATATTTAATCCAGTATTAAAAACTAATAATTACTCTGTTGGAGAAACTGTAAGGTCACTATCATCATCTTTCACCGGAAAGGTTGAAAGTTGGGATCCAAAAAATACAATCTTAAAAGTTTCATCAAAAGAAACATTTAAGAGAGGAGAAATACTGGAAGGTTTATCATCAAAAACTCAAGGTATAGGTTCTTCAGTATCAAACTTCGATTCGCACTTAGATTATTCTGCAGAATCTAAAGTTTTTGGTGGATGGCAAAATAATTCTGGATTCCTAAATGATAACTTACAGAGAGTTCAAGATAGTTTCTACTATCAGAATTTCTCATATTCACTAAAATCAAGAGTAGATTATGACACTTGGAATGAAGTTGTTGGTTCTCTAAACCACACTCTAGGATTTAAAAAATTCTCCGACTATCAATTAGAATCGTTACCACGGAATTCTGGTTCTGTTGGTTTATCTACAGACATTGGATATTTTGAAGTTATTAGTGATTTAGTTGGATTCGGAAATTTGAACTGCGTATATGACTTTGATAACGTCAGAGAAAATTCAATCAACATTAATGGCAAAACTGTGTCTGATGAAATTATATTTGCGAATAGAATATTGACAGATTATGAAGAATCTGTAGGAAACCGTGTTCTATCGATTGATGATTTGTCCTCCCAGTTTAACAGTAATCCAAGATCAACAGCATTTAGTGTTGTCAATACGTTTAATCTTTCTGATATAAGAGCTCAAAAATATATTACTTTTGTCACTGACAAGAGATTTACGGCTCAAAGACAATTATTGCTGGTAGATTTAATTCACGATGGTTCATTTGCATATATCAACCAATATGGAAGAATAGAAACTCAGTATGATCAAGGTTCATTTGATTTTTCAATATCAGGAACTGAAGGGCAATTACTGTTCTATCCTGTAAAATCTTCTGTCAATGATTACAATATTACCTGCCTCTCTTATAATCTTGATGATAATTTATTGAGTACTGGATCAACTAGTATTGGCAACATTGCTATTGTAGATACTGATAGTATTGCTCTTAGGGCTGGAGTTTCTACAACTATTGTTTCTATAGCAAATACTTATAGTTCACTTAAAGTTCTTGTTCAGATCACTCCTGATATTAACTATAATGAATTTGAATTTGAAGAGCTTAATATTGTTCATGATGGAACAAACATTGAATTGCTAGAGTATGGTCAACTGACAACTGTTCAAACTCCATTTGCTGCACCTGGACTTGGAACATATTATCCATATTACAGTGGTTCCAACGTAAATGTAGACTTCATACCATCTGCTGGAGTTGGTGTTGGAACGACTGGTGTAATAAACACCATCCTTGTTGGTATTGCAAACTCAGATTACAGTGGAATTGGAACTGTTAATATGAGACATGCAAGACTTGAAGCAAGAACTACAACAATTCCATCTTCTGGATCCCCTGGAATACACACAATTGGTCAATATGAAGATTCTTATGATGCTGCTTACTTTATAGTTCAAGTAGCAGACACAACAAATAATAACTATCAGATGTCTGAAGTGATTGTAGTTGATGATTATATTGCTTCGCTAGGAACTGGTGAAACATATGATACAGAGTTTGGCGTCATTGAAACTTCTTCTGGATTAGGAACTATAGGTACAAGAGTTTCTGCTGCGGGAACTGTTGAACTCATATTTACGCCAAACCCAAGCATTGATACTCAAGTCAAAGTGTATATGAACGCACTTAGACACGAAGATCAAAGTAGAGATGGAATTGATTTCAACAATGGAACGATTGAAACATTCTTCAGCGATTATACTGGAACAGATAGAGACATCAAGAGATCTTTTGAATTAAAGCATAAGAATTTCCAAATATTTGAAAGATATTTTGTAGGTAGTGCATCAAGTGTCGTAAATGTCTCTGAAAACACTATCGTAATACCAAATCACTTCTTCGTAAGTGGTGAAAATGTTGTTTATTATTGTGCTGGAGCAGGAACAACTCAGGCAATTGGAATTGGAACAACAACACTATCTGGAGTTGGTTCTACTGACAGACTAACACCAGGAATTACAACTAGTTTGTATGTTGTTAAAGTAGACAATAACAAAATTAAACTTGCTACAAGTGCCGAAAAAGCACTCAAAATTGTTCCTGAGACTTTAGATATTACTAGCGTTGGAATTGGAACGTCTCATAGATTTGTATCCACTAACCAAAATCCAAAAGTAATAATCTCTCTAGACAATATTATTCAATCTCCAGTAACAAATACTGATATTACTACAACATTGGCACAGTCTGTTTCTCCAATAGATGATGTTATCAAATTTAGTGGAATTACATCATTCTTTGGGTCTGATTTAATCAAGATTAATAACGAAATCTTAAAGATTGAATCGATTGGTATTGGTAGCACAAATACAATCAGAGTTCGTAGAAACTGGTTAGGAACACCTTTAGTTGGACACTCAACTGGAGATACTGTAACCAAGGTTGTTGGAAACTATAACATTGTAGATAATACCTTGACATTTAGTGAGGCTCCTTATGGAAATACTCCATTAGCAGCAAGTACAAATCCTCCAGATGAGAGGGACTGGATTGGTATATCAACATCTTCATATTTTGCGGGTAGAACTTTCCTCCGTTCTGGAGTAAAAAATACTGTCGATGAAACTTACACACAAAACTATATTTTTGATGATATATCATCAGGTTTTGATGGAACAAATAGAACATTTACTCTCACGTCAAATGGTTCAAATGTAACAGGAATAACAACTAATACGGTAATTCTTATTAACGATGTTTTCCAGGGAAGAGGTGCTATTTTTGATTACTCCATAATAGAAAATGCTGGCATTTCATCAATAACTTTCGTCGGTTCAGCAGTTTCTGTTACATCGGATATAAACACCTCAAATGTACCTATTGGTGGAATAATTGTTTCTGTAGGATCAACAGAAGGATTTGGATATCAACCTCTTGTTTCTGCAGGGGGAACTGCTGTAGTATCCGCTTCAGGAACAATTCAATCAATTAGTATTGGAAATAGCGGATCTGGTTACAGAGCAGATACCTCTTATGAGATACTTACTGACGTTTCTTCACCAATTGGATCGGGATCTACACAAATTTACATAAACAATAAGAATAGTGTATTTGCATTACTAAATCTTCTAAACAGTGGCAGTAACTGTACGATAGGGATTGGAACTTTTAATATTCCTACTACTATCGTTTCGGTTGCCTCCACATACGTCAATATTGGCATAGGAAGTACTGGTTCTTATGCAATACCTTCTGGAACCCAAGTTAGTGTTAAAATTTTAAATCCACAAATTGGGGTAGTTAATGTCAGTGTTGGTGAAAGTTCTGTTGGGGTTGGAACAATCACCCATATTGGATTTGCAACGGTGATTGCTGGTAGTATTTCAACCTCCGTAACAATAACAAACCCAGGATCTGGTTATACATCAACAAATCAACCATTTGTATTAGTGGATGATCCAGATTCATATTCAAACATGCCATTAATTTACAGTTCAACTTCATCTGGAGTTGGTACTGGTGCAAAAATTGACATTGTTGTTGGACAAGGTTCAAGTGTAATTGATTTTGAAATCACCAATACTGGATATGCATTCGAAAATGGAGATGTTTTAACAGTTCCTTTTGGAGGATTGACTGGAATTCCAACAACTTCTGGATTTAATGAGTTCCAAGTAACTGTTCAAAGAGTCTTTACTGACGAATTTACTGGATGGACTTTAGGAGAACTAGAAATATTTGATAATTTTGACGAATTATTCGATGGTGAAACAACTGCATTCCAGTTGACAAAAGATGGAATAGTCAAGTCCATTGTTGCGGGTAAAGGTTCTAATATTGATGTTCAGGAGGTAATCCTCGTTTTCATCAATGATATTCTCCAGGTTCCAGGAAAAGGATATGTATTTACTGGTGGAAGTATCATTACATTTACAGAAGCACCAAAAGTTGGTGATACTTCAAAAATTCTATTCTATAAGGGAACGGGAAGTATTGATGTAACTTCAAGAGAAGTTATTGAAACGGTAAAACCAGGTGATGAATTAACTATAGGGTATGATCCTTCGATAGGACAGCAACCATATCTTCAAGAAGACCCAAGAACGGTAACTTCAGTAACATCAACTGATTCTGTTGATACAATACCATATTTTGGTCCAGGAAATACTGAAGATGAGACATTGCTAAGACCTGTCATTTGGTGCAGACAAACTGAAGATAAGATTATCAACGGAAAAGAAGTTGGTAAAGATAGAGAACTCTATGAACCAAATATCAATCCAGTTGCATACATCACAAAATCTGTTGGTATTGGGTCTACGACAATTTATGTTGATAATGTAAGACCATTCTTTAATGCACAAAATGAAAGTGCAGTTTCAATTACATTCCAAAATAATGTAAGATTGATATCTCAAGATTCTAGAGTTGGTGCATCAGCGACTGCAATTGTATCTTCTGCAGGAACAATAACTTCTATTGTAATTAATGATGGTGGAAGTGGATACACTTCGAATCCTACTGTAAGCATTGGAAATACTCTTCAGTCTGTTGGAATTGGAACAACTGCAATTGCAACGTCTTCAATAACCGCAGGTATTGTAACTACTATTACATTAACTAATGCAGGAACTGGATATACACAAACTAATCCACCACAAGTATTAATATCTCCACCAACATTAATTATGGAAACAAATAGTGTTTCATCTTATTCTGGAGATTCTGGAATAATTGTTGGATTTGGAACAACCACTCAAGCATCTTTGGATAAATTTATTTTTGATTTGATTATTCCCCAAGATTCATTCTTCAGAAATGTGTCGTATGTTGGAACTGCAATTACACTAAGCGAAATTGGCGTCAATGATTATTTTGTAGTGAATAATTCAAACATTGGAGTTGCTTCTACAGCAATAACATCAAAAGATATTGGTGGAAATACTATTGGAATAGGAACTAGATTTGTTGATAATGTTTATCAAGTAGATTCTGTCAATACAGTACAATCTTCTGTGATAGGAATTGGACTAACTTATGTTAGAAGAGTTTCCGTAAGAATAGTTGGCGCAGGAATCACTAATTATGGAATTGTTACATCTTCAAATTATTTTGGAGAGTTTAGTTGGGGTAAAATTTCCCTGGAAAGTAGATCTGAGTCAAATATTTTCAATTTCTATGGTGATTCAGGAATTTCTGGTATTTCTACATCAGCTATCGTACAAAGAACAAAACCACTTAAATACACAAATTACTTGGAAATTTGAATAATAAATAGATAAAAAACTCCGTCAAATGGCTGCAATTATAACTGACCAAATTAGAATATTAAATGCGAAAAACTTTGTCTCGGATGTTGGTGTCAATACTTATTATTCTTTTATAGGACTTCCTAATCCTACAGATTATCAATCCAACTGGGATTCGAATCCACCAGCACCAAAAGACAATTTTGACCAAGAGAATGATTATTGGGATACAATGATTGCTTTGAAGAAAATTAATTCTTCAGACGTAAGACAAGTTGTTCAGAAAAGAATTTGGAGTTCTGGCACAACATACGATTATTATAGACACGATTATAGTAGAACAAATACTGCGAAAATTTCTGGAGCAACCAATTTATATTCATCAAATTACTTTGTAATTAACGACGATTACCAGGTTTATATTTGTTTGCAGAATGGAACTGATCCAGACAACCCAAATGGGAGACCATCACTTGACCAACCAAACTTTACAGACTTAGAACCAAGAGCTGCTGGAACTAGTGGTGATGGATATGTTTGGAAGTATCTTTATACGATCAAACCAAGTGAGGTAGTTAAATTTGAAACTGCAGACTTTATTCCAGTTCCTTCAGATTGGTTAACGGGGACAAATAATGCTGCAGTTAGAGATAATGCAGTCGATGGATCAATTAAAATTGTAGTCGTTACTGATAGAGGAGTTGGTCTTGGAACTGCAAACGTAACTTATACACGAGTACCAATTAAGGGTGATGGTATTGGTGCAGAATGCACTATTACAATCAATAATGATTCAAAAGTTGATTCAGTTACAATATCAAGTCAAGGTTCTGGATATACTTATGCTAATGTCGATTTAGTGGCAGGTGGAGTTCCAACAGGAACAACAATACCAAAATTTGATGTTATCATTCCACCTAAAGGAGGACATGGCGCAGATATTTACAGAGAACTTGGTGCGTATAATGTTCTTCTATATTCCAGAATAGAAAATGACAACGAAAATCCTGATTTTATAACAGGAAATCAAATAGCAAGAGTTGGAATAGTTCAGAATCCGGAACAATCTGCAGGTACAACATTATCTGCCGACAAAGTTAGTGCCGTATATGCACTTAGATTAACTGGCGCAGGTTATAGTTCTGCAACATTTACTGCAGATTCATACGTAACACAAACTATTGCAACTGGAACAACGGCTGTCGGTAGAGTTGTAAACTATGACCAAACAACAGGAGTCCTAAAGTATTGGCAAGATAGAAGTCTTGCAGGATTTAATACAGTAGGTACAGCACAAACTTTACCAAAATATGGATTTGAACTTAAAGAGTTTACATCATCTCCAGGAATTGGTGGAAATATAACAATCATTCCATCATCTGGTTCAAACTTGGCAATAGATACATCATTTACTGGTATCAGTACTGTAATAAATAATAGAACATACTATCTTGGTCAAACTTTTGTTAGTGGTGTTGCTGGTCCAGAAGTAAGAAAACATTCTGGAAATGTTATTTACGTCGATAACAGACCATCAATAACAAGATCATCCAATCAAAAAGAAGATATTAAAGTCATTTTGCAGTTCTAAAGAATTATGTCTCAGCAAACGAATCTCAACGTAGCTCCCTATTTTGACGATTATGATCCAGCAAGTGATTATCATAAAGTCCTCTTCAAACCAGGATATCCTGTTCAGGCAAGAGAATTAACAACCTTACAGTCAATACTGCAAAATCAAATTGAAAGGTTTGGTCGTCATTTATTCAAAGAAGGTGCCAAGGTAATACCAGGAAATACTTTATATAATTCAAAATATCCTTGTATTCAATTGAATACAACTTATCAGGGTGTTCCTGTCGCGGCTTATGCGGACCAATTAGTAGGAACAAAGATTACTGGCCAATCTTCGGGAATTTCTGCTTTTGTTGATAAAATTTTACTACCTCAAGATTCGGAAAGAGGCGTTTTAACGTTATATATCAATTATTTAAATTCTAGCACCACAAATAATTCATCAGAAACTTTTTTTGATGGAGAACTTCTTACTTGCAGTGCTACACTAACTTCAGGTTTATTGGGAAATACTTCCATTACATCAGGAAGTCCTTTTGCAATAACTATAGAAAATAATGCTGCTGCAATTGGATGTGCTTATTCAATTCAAGATGGTGTTTATTTTGTACGTGGAAATTTTGTTAATGTACAAAAAGAAACTTTAATTCTTGATCAATATTCAAACACTCCAAATTATAGAGTTGGTTTATATGTCCAAGAGGATATTGTAAATGCAAATATTGACGAAACTTTAAATGACAATTCTCAAGGATTTAACAACTATTCAGCTCCTGGTGCAGATAGACTTAAAATATCTTTAAGACTATTTAAAAAATCTTTGGATGATAATAATGACAATAATTTTGTAGAACTAGCCAGCCTGAGAAATGGAAAAATAAGTTCTGTTTATGAAAGGGGTGATTTAGGGGGAGGTCCTGGATATAATGAAGTTATTGATCTTCTTGCTAGTAGAACTTATGCAGAATCTGGAGACTATTTTGTAAAGCCATTTGATATAAATTTAGTAGATTCTTTAAATGATGATGTTGGAAATAGAGGTTTATTTCAAACAGGACAACTAACTTATAACGGATCTGTCCCATCTGACGATTTAGCAGTTTATCAGATCTCTTCAGGTAGAGCATTTATTCGTGGTTACGATTGCAACGTTCCAAATCAAACTTTTCTTGATGTAGATAAACCAAGAACAACAAAAACTTTAAAAGACCAATCTATAATTTATAATACAGGACCAACATTAAAACTCAATAGAGTATATGGAAGTCCAATTTTAGGAATTGGAAATACTTATGCGTTAAGCTTAAGAGATCAAAGAAGAGCATCTGGAATAGCAACTGTAGGAAAGGAAATTGGTGTTGCTAGGGTTTATGATTGTAGATTAGAGTCTGGTTCTTATAGTGCGTCTAATGCAAATACTAACCAGTGGAATATTTCCTTATATGATGTTCAAACTTTTACAGATCTTACTTTAAATTCTGCAGTAGATTTATCTGTACCAACTTATGTAAAGGGTGCTAATAGTGGTGCAACAGGATTCATAAGATATGATGTTTCTTCTGGAGTAGCAGTAACTGTATACAATACTACTGGAGAATTTATTCCAAATGAGTCTTTAATTTTTGATGGAATTGGTAATGGAAGAATTGCAATTGCAGTTACAACATATTCCATATCTGATGTAAAATCTGTCCATGGAACTAACGACGGAATTGTGGGTGTTGGATCTACTTTCCTCGGAGATGTAATTCAATCAATAGGATATAATGTTGGTATTGCTACAATTAGTGCAGCAGGTGGTGGAATTAGCACAGTAAGAAGTTCAAATCAAGATTTTCCAGGAACTATTGTAAGAAAAAATAATCTAGTACAATATACCAACCCAGCAAGTCCAAATATTAATTATGCTAAAGTAGTTAGTGTTGGTGCTACATCTATTGTTATTGAAGCAGTAACTAATGTTACTGGGGTTGTATCAGGTGATCTCCCAACCTCTCAGTTAAATGTTACAGACTTTAAGATTTTGGCAACAAAACTTGAAAGATCTACCGATAATACTTTATATACAAGATTACCAAAAGTAAATATTGCATCTGTAGATTTAACTAATGCACAATTAACCATTAGGAAGACTTTTACAGTTAATATTTCTGGAAATCAACTTTCCTCTCCAGTCAATGCAGGAACAAATGAGACTTTCTTAGGATTTGATGAAGAGAGATATTCTTTAATCAGATCAGATGGAACAACAGAAGAATTGACGGCAGATAAATTTGCGTTCCTACTTGGAGGTTCCCAATTACAAATTTATAATTTGGGCAGTAATGATACTGGTGCAACATTAACAGCAACTCTAAGAAAAATTAAACCTAAAGCAAAGGAAAAAATTAAAAATAGAGTTAATAGCATTACCATCACAAAATCAAAATATTCTGCTTCTGGAATTGGTTCTACAACATTAAATGATGGTTTATCTTATGGAAACTATCCTTTTGGAACTAGAGTTCAGGATGAGATTTTGTCATTGAATGTTCCCGACATCATTGAAATTCACGGAATTTTTGAATCAACTAGTGCTTCGGATAACGCAACTGCTCCAAGAGTAGTTTTATCTTCAATTATAAGCGAATCAACAACAACATCTGAACTTATAGTAGGAGAACTTATAAAAGGACAAACAAGTGGTGCCGTTGCCATAGTTGCAGAAAAACTCACAGATTCTCAAATCTCTTTTGTTTATAAAAACCAAGGTGGATATAGATTTAAGGAAGGAGAAACCCTGACATTTGCAGAATCAAATGTTACCGCAACTGCTCTCACAATAGATTCTCCAAGTTTTGATATATCACACAATTATACTTTT